TTAAAGTGTTAGTTAAACTAATATATTAATATTATACATAGGTTTGGTCATATTGTGTCATTTTCATTACTACTACTTAAATGGCCCTATAAGGATGGTCTAACTATCCAACCAATTAGAGTTACCCAAAGTAGCATTAGAAGCCTTCTGAAGGTCTTCTAGAGACCTTGCGTAGCCAAGTACACCTACATTAAGACCACCTTCACCTTGAATGAATTTACGTTCAAGTTCCCACTGTTCTCTTTCTCTAGCTTTTATAGCTTTTTGTTCAGTGACAGCCATATTCTCAGTAAAGTATTGTACCGCCATTGCTAAAGCATCTAAGCGGTCATCATGTCTAATCGAGTTTTTCTCTTTGGTAATTCTGGTCATTTGCCAGAAGAGTTGGTATTGGGATCTAGTTTCACTTGGATAGCATTCAGTAGAGGCAATATCTTTAGCGACTATGTCAGTGTCAATCATGAGCCTGTGTTGGTTCATAACAGGTTCAAGGGTATCAATAATCCTGACTTCTTTTTGTTTTGTATGTCTGACCTCTTCAATAGAGCATGGGTAAATAGATCCAAGGTAACGTTTGAGAAGCTCACTGAACATACCGAGTCCAAGGTTACTTTCGACCAGTATTTCTTTAACCTTATATTCCTTCGCAATGAGGGTGAGTTTTTTAAGATTAGTTTCGCTGTAACCACCCCTAAGCCCACCAGAAGCCAAGAGGAAGAGGTTACCATTCAAGTAAGCAACTACCGCATAGCCAAGTTCATCGCTGCCTCTTCCAGAAGGGTCTATAGCGAGAACAACCCCAGAGTACTCAACAAATTCAGACCCGATTTGTCCAGGTTTGTAAAAGAGATCACCGTGAAGCCCCACAGACGGTAAATCTAAAGCTTTATCACCGTTAGCGGACCAAATGACCTTATCAGGACCATGTTCTCTGTGAAGTCTAAAGATACATAGATCTTGAAGTTTAAGAGGGAATCTTTCTTCATCAGAGAGGCTAATATCAAGAAGGAACTGGAGGTTAAACGTGGACCTACCAATGGATTCCTTTCGAGCTTCTAGTTCCTCCCAACCAAATCTTTCTGGGTCAGTTGGATGACCAGCCAAGCTTTTATCAGTGTCTAGTTGAGCTGTAATTTTAGGAGCTAAACGATCTCCGTAGTAATCTTTACGTTTCTTAGCTGTTGGGTATAAGGCTGGCCAAATTCTAGGAGAGTAACCAGCCAGTTCAAGTTTTGCGTAAATACTGTCCTGAGTGTGTGGAGTACCAAGGAAAACAATTTCTCCCCCAGGTTTAATAACTGAATCAAACTCTTTAATACTTTCTCTAAGTTTGTCTCTAATGAGCTGTGTTTCGCAGCTTTGAGGAGTTTCTACGTCATCGGCAACGATAAGGTCTGCTCTAGACCCTGTGATTTGCCCGAAAATGCCGCTAGAACGAACGGAAGGGCTTTGATCGGGTTTAGAGCCATAAACATCGAAAGCGACCTTAGAGAACCTCTGAGTGTCGCTAGGGAAGAGATCCTTCACCATGAACCAATTTCTTAGAAGGTCATGACAAAAGACACTGAAAGCATCAGCACGATCTTGAGCAGCTGAAATAACTAATACTTTTGTATCAGGATTCTTTCTTAATCTCCAAAGTACATAACCTGCAGTCAGGAAGCTTTTACCACAGCCACGGTAAGCCATGATAATTCTTCGACTAGGACCGTTCTGTAGGTAATCAGCTAACTGATACTGAACAGGTGTTGGGCTAGGTAATCTTAAAAAGTGCCAGAGATGAGTAGCAAAAACTGGAAAGCTATTAATGGCTTCCTTAATAATTTGTTGCTGCTTATCATTCTTAGGCACTTATATAAGATTTAACTTTTGACATATCAATCTCAGGAAGGTTAGAGATCATTTCACCGATAGCTGAAACGTCTCCGTTCTTATCAAGAGTGATACCTTGATCTTTAAGGAATTTAATAGCGTTAGCAAGGTCAGAAGCCTTGACATCATCTCTATTAAGCTGAGATACCAGTTTAGTAGCTACGAGTCTGTGGAGAGCTTGTAACTCGTCCTCAGAAGCCATACCTACTGATTTTCTTCTAGCCATTACCTACTGTTACCTTTTTGTTAGGGAATAAGTTCTTCTCAATCAACTCTACTGCTCTATCGTCAATAGTGTTATCAGTTGAGGCTACTAGTTTTTTAAGTAGGTCAACAATTAACTTTTTAACTGAGTCAGATTTGACAAAGGTGAGCAGGATAGGTTTGAGCAGGAGAACCATTTTAAAATTTTAGCTGTAAATAGGATACTACTAATTTGGTGGTCTTACCTGGACTTTAGTTATCCCTCTGTCTTCTTGAGCCTTTTTAGCTGCTTCAGTAGCCTTTTTAATTTCAAGTTCTCTCTGTCGTTTTAAACCAGTTTCTCTGACTCTTTGTTCAACGGCAGCTTCTCTGTGTATGGCGGTGTGTCCAGGCATAATTAAAAACCAACTTCTCCTGATTCTAAGCTAGGACTTTCTCTTTTTGGACTTTCTTCTTGATTTTGATGTGCTTCTAAAGTTCCATCTGCTACAGGATTATTCCAAATATCATTCAAGATTGTTCCAGCTGCTGTTGTTGATATACCACCTTTAAGGCTAGTAATAACTCGTATAGCAGACTTGATATTATCTATAGCTTGTTTTCTAGTTGCTGGATCTATAGCAGCTCCACCTCTAGATGAGCCACCACTATCCATTCTTGACGTTGTATCAGGTCTTCCTCCTACATAACGAGTGTTACGACCTAAGGACGTGTTTCTAGCTTCTATGGTTGAACGTACTTTTGAGGTATCTGGTGTTCCACCGCTACCATAAGTAGGGTTTGTTTTAGGTCTTTGAGGGAATCTCTTATCTGTACCAGAGGTAGTTGTAGCAGTTGAGGTTGACTGACGTTGACCTCTACCTGAAAACTGTTTTCCTTTAGAATCGAACTTATCACCTGTTACTGGTGTTTTCGTAGCTTTTCTAGTGGATCTGTTATAAGAACCTTTTACCTTACCTCTACCAGCTTTTCCTTCTCCTCTGCTTTCAGAAGAAGTGACTTTGTAACCTGATTGTTCTTCAGCCATTTACTTGTCCTTTTTGTTCTTTTGTTGCTTTTTATAACCACTAATGGCTCTACCCCAGAAGGTTTTATGCTTTTCACCGTCTTTTTGGTTAGAGTGTTGGTTTAATTTTTGAAGTAATCCCGAATGGTTAGGGATTTTTTGGATTCCTCTGTCAGCCATTATGTAGTTTTATAACCTTTTACCATTTTGGCACTTTTTTCAGATTTTGAGTGTTTAGAGAACTTTTTTGCTACGCTAGGTTTATTAGCATAGAGATACTTTCTCTGATTATTTGATTTAAAAGGCATGGAAGAAAACGAGAAAAATAAGGATGAAGATCATGAGGCTCAGTTTCTCCTAATCAGTACATTTGTAAGATTAGGAGTCGTTCTGTGGGCTGGATTTATCATTAGTTTAAATTATATAACTTTCCCCTTTTTAGGTCCACAACAACCTAAAGATACTAGCTTTATAACTTTTCTATTTGGAAGTGCTTTAGCAACATTTGGTATTGACGCTAAAAAGAAAGAGAAAGATAATGGACATGGAGGTAATTGTCAGAAAGTTATAATAGAAACTCCTATTAAGATTGTAAGAAACGACTAAAGCAATGAAAAAGTTATTGTTATTAATACTACTGTTAACACCAGTAGCAGCAAGTGCTAATCAAGTTACACCTGCGTTTACAACAGGTAGTTCTAACTCAACTACAAATACTACTCAAACAGTAACTAGAACACAGCAAATACAGATCTACGGAGCTAATGTAAAGACTTGGGAAGGTACGAACGTCACTCCCTCTACTACAATTACAGCAACAGATGCTACTTATAGTGTTAATGATGCAACTTTGCCGTGGTCACTCAATATAACAACAAGAGACGCTGGTTTAGTGGAGCAACACGACATCAACGAAACCATAAATACAACCTCTGTTATTACTTCCTTATCTGTCTTCTCTCAGTAAGTCCAGTAAGGGCAGAAGAGGAAGATGCAAATCAATCTATAGCAGCACCTAACGCAGTAGGAAATAGTAGCATCATTAACCAGAATATGCAGGTTAATCAAGGTGCTACCTCTAAAAATTATTACGGAAGGAACATCGTTTGCTCAACTCCTTCAATGTCTTTTACACCGTTTTATACGGGTAATGACTCTCAATCTGAAGCGTACTCTATAAGCCAGGGATGGGGCTTCCAGATGAGTTTTATGGTTCCTTTAGGTAACGAATATCATAATAGTTGTAAAGCTTTGGTACAAAGGAATATAAAGAGAGCTGACGCAGAAAATTTAAAGGTTAACTACGACAGAGAGCTTATTAGGTTTAACCAGTGTGCAAAGCTTTATTCCACTGGTTATATGATTAATCCTGCTAGTCCTATGTTCGGACTCTGTGGGGATATTATTTCGATTGATTCTTATGTTCTTCGGAATCAGAAGGCTTTTGAAGTTCCTTCTTCAGAACCTTAGTAAAGATCTTCTTGAATATCTTCTTTAAGTAATTAACAACAGTCTGAGTAGCCATAACCTCTGGAGTGGGTATAGCCATCTCCATTCCCAGAAGAGGTATAGTGAACGTAGCTAGAACTTCTTCAGATGGTACGGTTTCTATGGGTGTTGGCAGGGGGGTCTGTACTTGGGGTGTTTTTACTTTCGGTCCTATTTCCTTTGAACTTGAATTATCTTCTGATTCTTCGGACTCTACAACCTTCTCTTCCTCAAGTACCGACTCCATCTGTTCCTTCGTTGGAATCAGGATTGGATCGTGAGAAGCTGGAGATACCACAGGTAAATCAAATGATACCCTCCCAGGAATAAACATTGGTCCTAGAGAGGGTATAGCAATTGATGGTTTATCCACTTAGCTCCAAGGCTTACCTACACCTTTTGTTGGAGTCTTTTGTTCATTAACACCATTTTCTACTGCTGTTTCAATTGCAGCCACAGTGCCAGCTTTGTCAGCATCAAGTTTAGCCTTAACCCAACCAAGAACAGTTGATTCTGTAAGGTCTTTATAAGGTACTAAAGTGTCAGGCTTTGGAAGATCTACTTCACCAGTAGCTCTGAATGAATAATCACCATCCTCACCGTTAACACGGTAAATAACCTTGTTTACATACCCATCTGCTAGTTCACGCTGAAGGGTGTTGACCTGCCAAGTTTTTGTTGCCATGAGATTTTTGTTTTGTAATAGAAGTTTACTTCAATAATAGTTAAAGTTTACGGTCGGCTTCTACCTGTGATGCTGTTTTAACTACACCAAGCGTATAAGCCTGTGTAACTTGAGCATCTTCACCAACAGCAATAGCCACTCCATTTTTATTGCAATGAGCTGTGTTAAGAGAGATAATTTCCTCTTTAGCTATTCTTGCTCTGTTTTTAGCAGCATTATCAATCCAATCTTGATTGCTTACTGCTACATATTCAAGAGACTTTTTTTCTGTGTCTGTCAGAGTAATTGTGTAATCCATTAATAATTAAGAGATGAGTTGGAAAGTAAATTGTTTATGTTGTGTACCAGACATGGTTTTCAGGCCAGATACCTGGATGTGTAAATAATCATTTGCAGCAGCATCTATTATTATCTCCTGAGAAACATTATAGAGAGCATTTAGATCATCTGAATAAGCTTCAGCTATAGTAGAACCATTTTTTTTCAGACGTACATTTGTTGGATCGCTATCAATACTAGCCCCGAAAAATATTCTATACACACCAGCTACAGGACAAGTAAATCTACCAGTTGAAGCATTGAAATGGCTACCTTGGTTTACCCAAACTTGGTCATAACAATTACTTGAAGTTAACTCGGCATTACTAACATCTACAGCTCCACTATGACTTAGTGAAGCTATAGGAAAAGCAGATTGAGTTTGGTATCCTGTTACTCTAGAGCCATAACTATTTGTCTCAAGACGCTTTGTATTGTCGTTATAGAGTTCTACACTCCCGCTACCTGTAGCTTTAATATTTGTTTCCCAAGCACCACTATGGTAATTTTGTAAATAGAAATCAGGATCAGACGCATCAGCAAGTAATCTCCAATAATCTGGACCATCATCTCCGTCATCAGCTAAAAGCCT